AACCTGGAACAGCATTATGCTTAGTGATTCCAACTGAAGAGAATAATGTTAACATTAATGTTCATAAGATAGGTGAAGAGAAAAAAGAAGGCAGCTTCCTTGAATTAGCTGAAAGTGTAGCAGATAGAATCTACAGGATTCATAGAGTACCACGTGAAAGAATGGGTGAAGGTAAATCAACAGGAATTGCTTCAAATCGTACACAGATGTTACTCAAAAACTACAGTAAATCCACCGTTGGAACACTTCAGAAAAGAGCAGCCAATTACCTCAACAATACAATCATCAAATATGAATTTGCAACAACCGACCATAAGATTGAATACCTGCCAGCCAACTTTGATGAAGATGATGATCTACTTGAACGTGGAATCAAATTATTGCCAAATGGTGCAATGACTCTTGGTGAATTTGTGAACAGATTTGGTGAACAGTTTGAATTGCATATGGATGAAGATGATGAATTCTACAATGTACGCTTCATGAACAATCAGGCTTTAACTACAGTATTGTATGGTGAAGACCCAGAGTATCTGGAGGAGAAAATTGCAAAGATGGTTAACAATCTTGAGAATGAGAATGCTGTAGCAATCCAAAGCTTCGATGAAGAAATAGAATATGCTGATGAAGATGAAGCAAACTAAACAACAACAATTGCAGTATCTGAACCATTTGTTACATTTAAGGCAAGCATATGTTCTCAAAGATGATATTCACCTAACTTACATCTATAGGAACAGGAAAAAAGCAACCGCTAACATTCATACCTTGCAGGATAGAATCCAAAAGGAAATTGTTGAAAGAACATTGAATGGAGATTATCCGAACCGCAGTGAAATCAAAAGAATCCAAAGGGAACATAACTTTGATGCAAATGTGGAAAAGGTAATGGATGAATTGATGGTGAATGAGCGCAACAGGATTCACCGCAAAGAAAGCAAGTTCATTGATAAGGTTGTTGAAGAGCATACTCAGCAATACACTCAATTCATGAAGAACCGTTTGTCAATTGAAGCAAACAGGATTATTGAGAAAACTATCCTCATTGAAGGCCAAGCTTTAGACAAAGGAGCAACACCTGCTGAAGCAAGGCAAATGGTAATGGATTATGCTGACACTCACGGTAAGGCCAGAACAAAAAACATCATCAAAGATGCAGTTCACAGTCAGGAGGCCAATGTCAGTTTCATCAGAGCGGTTGAAGATGACTTCAGGTATAAGGTATGGATGAACGGCAACAGCAGAAGTGGGCCTAGGGCATGGCATGTTGCCAAGTATATTTCACCTGTTCCGTTGGAAGATCCTTTCATCATTCATGGTCCACGTGGCCGCAAGGAATTATACTATCCAGGTGACTTGAATGGTGGAGCAGAAAATGTTGCCAACTGCAGATGTTGGTTACGATATACCAACCGAAAACCAGATGGGTTAAAGCAGACAGTTTTCCAAGCACCACCTATCAGCTATCTGAATCAAGATACAAGAAAAATTTCAGTCAAGATTCAAGATGCTCTCGGAAATATTGGAAGCAAAGTCACATCTGCTGCAAGCAATGTAAGAACTAAACTTACAAATGTTGGTTCAAGCATACGAAATAGGTTCAAATTATAGGTGGAATTTTCTAATTTCACACCTTATATATTGAAGAGAAGGAAAAACATATTCTACTGATTTAAATTTTCTATGTGCAATGAGTTCCTATTATTTATTTGAGAGATTTTTCAATCATGTGTTTTTCAAGATTCTTTGATTCCAAAACATATAGTTTCCTTCTCTTCAACTTTACCTCTTGAATTTATACGAATAACTATTTTTTTATGTTTATTAATCCCAAATGGGGTGATTAATCATGATTGTTAAAGGTCCAATCCTAGTGCCAGACATTCCTGATCATGCTGGCGATGTATTGGATGAAGAAACAATTAGAAAAGCATTCTTAATCATCGCAAGAAATGGCGTACTTGCTGATGTGCAGCATTCATTAATGAACGTTGGAAGAATCCTTGAATTATACGTTACCGATTCTCCGATGGAATGGATGCACAGTAAATTACCTAAAGGCACACTGTTTGGTAGCATTGAAATCATGAACGATGAAATCGAACAGGCCATACGTGATGGTAAGTATACTGGCTTCAGTATTCTTGGCGCACCAGTAAAGTCAGTTGAAGAAATGGACAGGGGGCTGCATTAGAAATGGGAAAATTGAAGTTTGATGACATCGATGACTGGACACCATCCAGCATTTCCATTGTAGATGAGCCTTCACATCCGTTATGCCATTTTGAAGTCTACAATGATGATGAAGAATACATTAAAAAATCTATTGAAATTGAAAATGGTGAGATGATGGTAGAAGAGAAACCACAAACTATTGAAGAGCCTAAAGTTGAAGTTTCAGAAAGTTTTCTTGAAAGAATTTTAGGTAGGGCTGTTGGTAAGTCTGTTGAAGAAGTACCACCTAAACCTGAGGAAAAGCCTGAGGAAAAACCTGACCTTGAAGCAAAAGTCAAAGAGTTAGAAGCAAGAATTGCAAAACTCGAAGAAGCAGCCAAACCTAAAGAAGAAGAAAAGGAAACTGCTCCTGGAGCAGTCACCAAGTCTGAAGGTGAAGCCGCTGCTGAAGGTGAAACTTCTGAAGCAAGTGAAACTGAAGCAACCGAAACTGCAGATGAAACAACCTCTGAAGAAGAGATTGTGGATGAAGAAGAAGTTGTTGTAAAATCCAAAAGTATAGACCCAGACACCATAATCACTGCAGGTGAATCCGACAAGTCACTTGTCGAAAGAGCAGGCAGGAACACCAATGGTATGTCCTGGTAGATCTTGAAACTTATTACTTTCAAACCAAAAAAGAAGGTAGGTAATTTTTATGTCAATGCAATTAGTCGAAAAAGAAGTCAAGGAGAAAGTCCTTGCTGGTGAAAAGTTTGTAACCAAGTTCGTTGATATTGGTTCAGGTAGTGGAAAACTCGGAAACGGTGTTGTTCAAGCAGAAAAAGCTGACAAGTTCCTTCAAGCTATGTCTGAAGCAACTGTATTCTTGGACAGAACCAAGATGATTACTTCAACTAATCATAAGAGGGAATTAGACACCATGTCATATGAGTTAGAGTTATACGCAGGTAGGATTTCTGGAAGTCCACAAACCCTATCCACAATGCAAGACCCTAACTTTGCAAACAGATCCTTCAGTGCTGAAGAATTAAGGGCCTTAACTGGTATCCACAAAACAGCATTAAAGGAGAACATTGAAGGCAAAGGATTCATGAACACCTTAACCCAGAAGTTCGGTGAAGCTAATGGTAGAGCATTAGAAAGAATCTTAATCTACGGTGACACTGATTCCACTGAAACTATCGCTTCAGGTTACAAAGTGATTGATGGTATCCTCAAGAAGATTGATGATGATTCCGCTGCAACCGATAACCTGGAAATTGACTTAACCTCAAGTTCAACTTCCATCTTAGCAAAGGTTAGAGCAATCATCGATGCATTCCCTGACAAGTACAAAACTCCAGGAAATGTTGTCATGTTCGTACCTGCATTAATCTACAGATTACTCAGAAGATACCTTGCTGACAACCATGACAAGTTTGGTGACATCTATGAAGTAACCAGTAACGGTGAATTAGTGATTGAAGATGTTGTTTTCATCGCAGTACCTGCATTCAGCGTACCTAAAAACACATTCACTAAGAAGCCTTTCATCATAACCACCAAAGAAAACATCCAATGGTTAGCAGACCCTGACAACATTGAAGTTGAAGCTCAATTCGTATTAAGAGCCAACGCTTGGGATATTGCCTCCACCATTTATGCAGATATTAACTATGCATTCTCTGATGCTATTGCATGTGGTACAGTAAAGGAGTCATAGACCCAGTCACCAGAGATATTACAATCACAGTAGATGATGGTGAAGATCCAATTGCGGGCGCAAGTGTTGTGATTGGTGACACCACAAAAACTACTAATGATTCAGGTGTAGCAAGCTTTACTGGAGTAACTGAAGGTACTGTATCTGCAACCATCTCAAAAGATGGTTACACATCCAAGACAGAATCCTTATCTGTTGACAGTACCCATACAGCATTCACAGTCACTTTAGTTGCAGTTACACCAACAACTGTGAACATATCAGCAACAGTTACAAGTGATGGTACAACTCCAATTCAAGGAGCAACAGTCACCTTAACTGACAAAACTGATAGCTCAATAACATTCACAGGAACATCTGGTAGCGCTGGGGGATGTACATTAAGTAGCGTACCATTAGGAACTTATACAGTTACCGCAGCATGTGAAGGATATGAGAATTACACAGGTGCAGAAGATTTAGAAGTCACTGCAGAAACTGATTCTCTTGCAATTCAAATGACTGCAGCAACCCAAGGTTCAGAAGAACCAGGTTCAGGTACTGAAGAACCTAACGGATAGGATTAAAAGAATAACAATTAAAATTTTTTAAAGGTTGATACAATGTCTTACTGTACAGTTGATGATGTCAAAAACATGTCTGGTGTAAGACCAGAACGATTAGGTAACCAATATAAGGATGATGAAAATGCATTCAATGCCATCATTCAAGAATGGATTACCCAAGCTGAAGGCCTTATCAACAGTTACTGTAAGAGGAACTGGAATCCAATAGTAGATGCCACCACAGGCACTACTATTGCAGTCCAAGTTCCAGTAGCAGTAAAAAACGTTTGCATAAGGCTTGTAGCAAACATAATTGCATTCAAATATGCAAGAAAAGAAAATCCTATAAAAAAGGTAAATGACTTTTCTATGACTATTTTTTCAAGTGAAATATTCACTGATGACCTAAAGGAAGATTTGAAACCTTTCAAGAAATCATCTCGTGTAGCTGTTTTTAAGATTTAATGGGGAGATGATCTGTTTGGTGAAAGTAAAAATCAAAGTCTTAAACGAAATATTGCTTACACCTAAAGGTGAAAGGTTCAAAAAAGAATTACTCGATTTAGTAGCTAGTGATGGGGTACTGCAAATGGAAGCAGTAACACCAAGAGGATTCACAGGCAGAGGTGCAAAATCCTACCGTGTATCTGACAAGACAGATAACACTAGGACAATTACAAATAAGATGCATTACTTGCCTTATGTGAATGATGGCACTGGAATCTATGGCAGAGGAACTCCAATCAGACCTATTCATGCTAAAGTATTGCACTTCTGGGTTGGAGGAATCGCATTTGCTGGTGAAGAAGTTTTCACTCAGAGTGTTAGAGGTCAACCAGGTCAACACTTTGTTGAAAGAGGAGCAAATGACATTGCTAAATCAGTGAGTAAGCTTGCCGTAATCGCAGCAAGGAGGACATTAGAATGATGAATATTATAGAAGGTCCAGCATTAGTAACTCAGTTAATGAAAAATTGCATTACTGCAGAAATGGTTGAAGATGGCATATTGGAAGATGTCAACACATTCATTCCATCCTATCAGTTTGACCAGGATTTGATTGAACCTTGCATAGGATTGTTTGAACATGAAACAACACCTGTAGTAGATGGAACATTATCTCATAAAATAGAGTTAGAAACTCCTTTTGAATTCATCTGCATTGTTTTTGATGATGAGGATATTGAACAATCCGAAATCAAAGGAAAAGATTTAGCAGGCAGAGTAGCAGCAAGTATCGCTCGAAACTTCAGTAGAGTTACTGTCGATGATAAACCTGTTTCTGTTAAAGCACCAATAATCGAAGCAATGTATCCTGTAGGAACTGTTGAAATTCAAGACAAAGGAGTTGAAGCTGTTGCTACAAGTATTAGGATTAAAGTTAATTATTATGTTGATTGGATGGCTTGTATGAAAACAAGCCAAGGATAAGTGATAATAATGGTAGATAGAGGATTTGGTATCGAAGTTGAAGATACCTACGGAGAAATGGTAAGCAAATCTGCATTCGACCTCGATTGGTGGAGTGATGCAGATAGTGTAAGCTTCAAATTAGGAGATGAACCAGTCACCAAGTCTGGAACATCACGTATGAACAAGAAAGCAAGAGCAGGAATACTCAAGCCAACAGGGTCAACATCTGCCGATGCAGACCTTGAGAAATTAGCATGGTATTTCTTCGGATTCCTGGATAACTATGTATACACCGCAGGTGGAACTGGAGTAGATGTAAACACTCACGAATTCTTCGGAGGAGAAGGCAAAAACTTGCCATCATTCAGAGGAATTGCCGTGTATGACATGCTCAAGAAATACATTTACGGAATGCTCATCGATGGTTTGAAACTTGAATGCAGCAATGACAGTGTCAATGTTTCTGCTGATTGGATCTACAAGACCGAAAAGGCAGGAATCATCGGACAGGCAAGTGAATCATTCACCAGGCCAGATGAATTAGATGAGGAAATATTCCTGATGTTTTATGACATCACATTATACCTGGGAACAACCTTGTCAAATGGCGTAACATCTCCAAAACTATTGGATGGTGTGGCAACCGCATTATCCTATGAAGGAAAGAACAACTTTAATGTTGACAAGACAATAGGCTTCGGTTCAAGAGGACCACAAAAAACTGCTCAAGCAGAAAGAAGAGAAAACAGCATAAGTGTCACAACCACATTAACCGCAGACACTGTAAGAAGCATATTAGATGCTGAATACGGTGAAGTTAATGCATTAGAACCTTCATCCTGTAAGCTATTGCAATTACCATTTGAAATTGACATAGCATTATGTGAAGATTCCGACATCAGCTGCAAAATCCTATTCCCAAAATGCACATTAAGAGTCGAATATGACATGTCAGGTGCAGATGCAGTTGAAGTAACAATAAGCCTGGACACATTAGGAAGTGACAAAGTAACCCTCGAAGATGGAGAAACTGAAGTCACTACAGACATGTATGTACAACTCGTAAACTATCAAGAAAAAATTGAAGCAAAGGAGTAGACACACCAGTATTAAATTCACCATTAGGAGGAGATACCCAAAATCTCCTTTCTAATCTTGGTAATTAATGCTGGTGTAATTTTTTTTTAAAGGGATTATTATGGTATTAAAGAAAACAGACATTTTAATGGGTAAAGAACACTATGAAGAAGTCAGGATTGAATCTGCAGATGATACAATATACATAAGGCCACTTACCATTGGTGAGATACACCAAATCTCACAAATGAAAAACAAGGCCTTAGGAGATTACACTGCAAATCAAAAGGGAACAACCTCCAAGAAGAGAATGAAATCCCAAATTGAAGCTCAAGCAAAAATGAACATGGAACGCTTGACCATTGCAGACAACAAAGCAGACATCAAAACCGTAGAATGGGGTTTGGATAATGATGGCAACCCTGACAAATTCACCGAACAGGACATAACAAACATGATCCCAAAAGTGTTCTACGAAATCCTGGAAAAAGTGAAAGAGATCTCTCACATGGAAGATGATGAAGTGGAAGGTGAAGTAGATACCTTTCCTGAAGAAAGCTGAAGCAAGAGAAATCATCTGGCTTGATTACTGTGGGTATCATTTAGCAGACACAATTCAAAATCTGACAGTGGTTCAAGAGATATTCATCGCAAAAGGAAGATTGAAACTACATGAAGAGATGTACAAAACCGAATAACAAATATTATTTAAATTCATGATTATAAGGAGG